TTCCATCCGATATCGAGGTGTACCGACACGTAGACATCCTTGAATTTTAAGTTCCCCGTTTTCTCGTCTAACACGGCGCTGTTCTTCAGAAGCGCCATAAGTTCTGGGTCGTCTTTTCGTCTCATCTTCTGGTCCTCCATATAGTGAAGAACCAGATATATTACGCCCCCTGGGAAATTCAACCTGTATTCGGGCCGACAGGTCCCGGAAAAAACCCGTCCTGGACGTTGGCCGGACTTATGAATATCGGATGCACCCGCTTGACCATATTTAGGGTCGGCGCGGCACCGTCACGGGCGATCAGCGTATCGGTGAAGTCAATCGCATCATTGCGCAGCACGTCATAGGCAAAGCCCTTGGCCTGCTGCCGCATCCATTTGAGCCATTTGATCAGCGCTCGGTCGTCCAGAAACGAGGTATCCGCGTCGCTGGTGATAACCGCCGAGGTGTCCGTCGAAACGCCGCCAATCATGACCCAGTCGGTTGACTGATATTCCAGCGCAATCTGAATTGGGTTCACGATCTCAGACGGCTGCGGCCAAATCCGTATCTGCGTCGGAACGCTGCGGCCGATTTGGCGGAAATGCCGTCTCGGCCCAGTGACCACAATGCCCGACCGGTGCCACTGATCCATTTGCGGGCTGTCCGGCCCGAGCAGTTCCCAGCGGTTCGTACGGTCCCACCAGGTGCGGTTTTGCGTCGTCTTAAAGTCGGTCGGCAGCGGGTAAGTATCCTGCGAAAAGACCAGCGTCTCCTGAGTCGCCGCGCCTGTCGCTTCCATGCTCATGGTGATCTGTGACGGGCTATCGACACTCAATACCCGAGCCGCGGTCGGTATCGACCCGCCCGATACCATGAACGTGCCGGCAACTATGCCGGTCGTGTTCGGGGTGATGTTGATGATTGTCGGCGAGTCGTTCGAGGTGTCACCGGTAACCGTAATCGGTGTCGTGACGACCAGATTGAACTCCACCTCCATATTCATCCAGCCCTCTTCGGGGTAATCCCGAAGCTCCTCGCCGGCTGTGTTGAGAAGGGCTAGAAACTGGATGGCTGATAGGTCGGAGGTGTTGCCGACAAGCGATGTCGATTGCTGCAGGCCTAGTTCAGCCTGCGCCGCATTGACGATCTGAAGGACGGTCTTCGGCGTTGCCATCGATCATGGCTCACCTATTCGGTTCCCCGCGCGCCGGATGCTTACGCCCTTGTGGGGACGCCGGTCGCGCTGAGGTATTAAGCGCTTGCCAAGCCTAACCACGTTGAAGTAGTGGCCGGCCAGAACGTCGCAGTAAATGCCGGCTGAATGCTGACGCCGGCAGAGGCTGAGGCTGACGCCCCAGAGAAATAGATCGTCGAGCTCGTGGGACCATAAACCTGGATCGTGGCCGACAGTAGATTATGGATGATAAAGTCATCACCCAGCAAAGCGCCATTGTCACCACCGACCGCAGGCAACAGAACGCCGGACCCGCTGTTCGAGGCGTTGACGTAAACAAAGTATTGGTCGCCACCCAACGGCGCTGCCGAAGCCTTGGAAGCCCCGGACGATGTAAACGCTGAAGGCTCAGTGGCCATACGTCGGGCAAGGAACGGAGTCAAACCAAGCCCCATCAAGTCTGCTTTCTTAGGCATCTGCCGCTTCCTTTCCAAGCTTCATTAGTTCAGCGAGAGCACCGTCACCGTGGACAGTAAACCGCGCACGACGCCCGATTGTCTTGAGCAGGTTTTTGAAATCGAACAGCTGCCCAACATGATAGGAGGCCATCAGAAACTTGCGACCGTCCGGACCTCCAATGCTCATCCATTTCGCATCATTGACGGTGTCGTTTTCAGCCTCAGTAGAAAATTCATAAGCATGGTGACCAGCATTCATGCAGGTGTCGCAGCCGAACAAATGAAGGTTCGAGAACCCGAAGCTTACAGCGAGGAATACCGCACGCGACAACACCGTGCAGCCTCCGCTCATAATGACTGTCTGGGAGTCGCCCCAAATACTGTTGTTCGTCTCGGCATCGGCTCCGCAGTTCCAGAGCACGACATTAGCCCAATACAGCGACTCGAACAGTTCCGGCGAGCACTGTGATGCTACCAGGTAGGTCGTGCCAGGGCTCGACTTGGTGACGTAGTTCGCCATGATCGGGTCGGGATCGCAGAGCACGCACCACCGCGGCGTTACACCCTGATCGACAAGCCAATCGTGCGCCGAACCGCACACCATCACATTCTTGAACTTGCGGACCTCGCCGATAGTGTCACGCAGGGACGGGCCGCCACCGACCAGAGCGATAGGCATGCCCTCGCGCCAGTCAGACAGCTCGTGCACCTGCTTAAGGCCGCGAGCGGTTGACGCGGCAATATTGGCCAGCACCTGCTCAACAGGTGCCGCCATCGTGACACTGACGCCGTCAATCCGTTGCATCGGGTGCCTGCGGCTCCTCTTGAACCTGCGGCTTGCGAGGCTTGCCCGGCGGCCAACCACGCCTGGTCTTCGGCTCCGCAGCAGCCTCTGGCATCCGTGCCGGGAGGGGAGGCAATGAGAACGCCGGGGCCGCACTGGTGGGATGCTGAACAGCTGCCGACTGCACAGCTGCAACGCCCGGCGTAGCTGCAAGGATTGCCGCATTCTGCTTGAGAAGCTGATCGAGTTGCTGCGTCAGCGTATCGATGCGCTGGTTCTGCAATCTGATCTGCTGGTCACGGTCGGACAGTTCCTTCTGCAACTGATGGAAGCCGACACCCTTCTGGGCATGATCGAGATAGGCCCGCGCATAGTTCACGTAGTCCTGCGCGCCCATACCGACGTTATGCATGCCGGTAGAGCTGAGATTGGCCAACTGCTCGATCGTGGTTACGCCCGCCGACTTAAGATTGTCGGCAATACCGGGATGGTTGGGCAGCAAGAGGTCAATCGGTGTGCCCTCGACCACCTGTGCCTGGTTCTTCTGATATGAGGCCCACTGAGCCGGCCAGCGGTGCGGGTCCTCATTCATCTTCACCGGACGGTCGATCTTCTGCTCGCGCTCGCCCGGATGTTGGATGGAGACAAAATCAACCTCATCGTAGATGCGCCGGCCGGCATTGGTTGACTTTATCTCATTGAAAACGGATTGCTTGTGGAAGAACACAATCGCACGCCGGTCATCGCCAAACTTGGCGATTCCCCAATTGCCTTGACCGCCTTGCCAATCAACGCCGGTCGGAGACGGGCCGTCGTAATCACCAACGTATGCGTTGCTCATGCTGCGTGCTCCTGCATCTCTTTCTCGTACTGTTCTCTCTCTTCGGGAGAGAGCGCTGCGACGCGCGCAACCACCCCAGCGAGATAGGTGTCATACCAATCCGACAGCATGCCGCCGCCGTGAAAATAGCCACGGAAGCGATGCCCGTGCGCGGTTACGAACAGCTTGAAATGGTACGCCTGCGCGAGCTGATAGCCCTCACAGAGGTAGGTTTTCTCACCGGGAGCGTCGATTCCGCACCTGACGGCATAAAGGTCCTGCATCACCTCTTTGTCGGTCGCATATTCATAGGCGTGATGCGCGGTATGCCCCTCGAGCTGCTCGACACAGCTATCAAAACCGAAGAAATGCACATCCTTGAACCCGAGAATCAAAGCGATAGACAGGCTACGAAGCCCGACCGTGCAACCGCCGCCGACCGCGCTCCACGCGGAGCCTTGCGCCTCCTGGAATAGCGCTTTGGCTCGCGGGTCATCCATGAAGCAATTCCACGTGACGACGCGATGGCCCTTCAAGTGTTCGAAAAGGCCAGGGTTGCAGTGCGCAGAAAGCAGAAAGATCGTCTTATGCGACGGGTTCTGCAAATACGCCTGCATGATTGGGTCGGGATCGCAGGCAACCGCGAAGGTCGGGACGATGCCTTGCTCGACCAGATAGTCGTGTGACGACCCGCACGAAATGACGGTCGGAGCGTCACGCAACGCGTCCAAATTTCTCTTTATGGATGGCCCGCCGCCCGCGAGAGCGACAGGCCAATCTTTTAGCTCGTTGAAGCCTGGAAGGTCCTCCAATCGCGGCAAGCCACGGCGAAGATTGATACGGATATTTTCCAGCGACTCGTCAATTGGAGTCGCCGCCTCCGTATTCAACCCGCCGAGACGAACAAATGGAGGACCAAAATCCATGCTTACACCGATGCGATCATGGGCGTTTCAGCGACCACGTCGGTGGTCGTGTTGCTGCCTGCAAAGTTTGAGTTTGCAGTGCCGCTGAACAGGCCCTTGACCGAAGCCGATCCCGACGTAGTGAGCTGCCCTGGTGTGCCAGTATTCAAGAACAGCGCGGAGTTGGCAGCGACAGTCGCCGTGATATTCGCCACCAAACCCTGCCCTTGCACCGCTGCCCAGAAATAGTCCCCGGGCTGCGCCGCGTCCTGTTGCAAGGTCGATTGGATGCCACCCGGACCATTCCCCAAGGAATAGAACTGGGCGATACCAATAGCCTTGTTGATGACAGCAAGAGTGGTCGTCGCGTTGTTCGCGTTGAACGCTTCGTCCCACACGATGGCATTGCCAGCCGTGACGGTCGTCGATGCCTTCACGAACACCCAAACAGAGTTGTTGTTGCCCTGCACGCGATCGCCGAGAGCGGCGGTAGCGGCCGGCAACTCGTACCCGGTCTGGCCAGTGATTGCCGACAAAGCTGTAGCGGTCGAGCCTTGGCTGTTGACGACGGTTTGACGCTGTTGGAGCCCCGGACCGGGGACCTTGTTGTCCATCGGGAACCACGAAAGGTTTGCGGTCATCGTTGCCTCCTTACGTGGTCAGCACGGCTTGCAGGAAGGCATTGCTAATCGTCGCATTGCCAGCCCAGCCGAGCAGCCGAACCATTGCATCCTGGTTCATGGAGAACCGATCGGGATCGAGCGGCACCATGTTCCGACGGCTGTGCGGCCGCCAATGGATGTAATTGGTGTTGAGGAAATAGCCAGTTGACGTTGGTGCGCCACCGACTGCTGTGCCCGAGGATGAAACCTCGAACGGAAGAGGATCGCTGCTCTGCCCCTGATAGCCACCGTCTAGCACGACGTCGCTATTGAGGTACTTGAGCGTCTGGAACCCGAGCTCGGCCAGCTCCGGAGCGCCGCTTTCCGTCTGAACGCGCTGGATCGACTGTAACGCCTGCAAGTAGAACTTGTAGAGGTTGTTGTCGAACACGATCAGGTCGGGATAGTCGCGGCCACGGACGATCTGCACCCAGATGGCATCCATATAGGTGATGATGTTCGCAGCACTTGCCGCAGTCCCGCCGTTGGTAATGGCGCTGAACGAGATGTTGCGCCAGAACGGCCACTGCGAGCGGTCGATACCGCCCACGACTCCGGTAGCGGGAGAGGCGGCAACGAGCAGCTGAAGACCGCCAATCGAGTTTGCGACCGATCCGTCTCCGTAAAGGCCATTGCTCAGCCCGTTGAGGAAGGTTCGCTCGCCATTCTCGACCCGGCTTTCGAGCAGGTCGATGATTGCCTCGTCACCTGAGTTCTGAAGCTCCTCAAGGCCCGAGATGGACACCGCAAGCGCCGCCTGCCGGATTGGATACTCGGCAGCGGTGAATACCTGCGATGGGTTGATGTTGAGAGTCTGATAACCCGAATACCAGACAAAGCTCTGGTTATTCGCGTAGTCCAGCTCTTGAGTGATAGTACGACCACCACCGAACGGCTTAATGCGCCCTTTCTTATTCAAACGGGCGAGCAGCGCATTATTCCTCGATACGTTGTCTTGCAAAGACCCCGTTCTGTTGCGCAAGGTGGTCGTGACGATTTCCGAAAGGCCAGGTTGGGCCATCTGAGGTCACGCCTATTACTGGCGCAGCTCCGCTAATGCCCTCTGGATGCTTTCCCTCACAGCCTCGTTGCGATTGGTCTTAGCTGCACCATTGGGCAAAGCTGGCGGGGCCGGAACACCGGTCCGCATGCTGCTGCCGGCCTTGCGCGCTTTGTCGGCGGCGGCCTTGCGATCAGCGGCTTCCTTGGCCCTTTGCTCTTGGGAAACAAGCTCACGGACTTCCGGGTGGGCATGGACGGCCATCTGGTAAGCGGCATCCAATCCGAAAGGATCGGTCGCAGATGGCTGCGCAGCGCCGCTTTGGATAAGCTGGCCCATCAAGGTCTTCACCGCATTGTAATGCGGCTTATCCTTGGCCCACGACATCACGGTTTGCTCGGCAGCGGTCCGCGTCTGTTGCGCGAAATGCTGGTCGAACTGTCCGACCTTTTGCTTGAGACCTTCGATCTCGGTTTGCAGCTGAGGCGGAATCGCACTTGTCTGTTGAGGTGTCGCACCCTGTTGGGCGCCTTGCAGGGCTGCCGCGAAGGTTGCGGGATCGACGCCATGAGATTGCATAAGGGCGACGAATGCGCGGACCTTGTCGGGTCCGGCCAGCGCCATCTGCCACTTGAAGAGTTGGTCAACCGCCTGTGCTTCAGTGAAGCCAAAGCGCTTGATGTTATCCCGATAGGGATTAACCGCCCCGTCAAGCTCCTGGTATCGTGCTTTGAGTTGCTCGACCCCTTTGGCCATGTCGGTTTCGCGCTTTGTGATGGCCGCTTGTACGGCCGGCGCTAGCCCTTGCCAGAGTGGCTGCAGTTCTCGTGACTTCCACGCATCCGGTGGGCCGCTTGTGGGCTGGCCTGTGACCCCTTGTGTGGGGGTGGAACCTTTGTCACCGGCTTGCTGCCCCGGTGCGGCGGCGCCTGGCTTTGCAGCCGGCGTCTTGGACGTCTTGTCCTTCTGCTCGGCAACTGTCCGAGCCTCTTTTACAGAACGAGCGAGCGTCTCACGAACGGATTCGGGCTTGGATGGCCTGGACGGCTCCGGTAACTCACTGGAACCAATATCGGGAGTTTCGGGGGTTTCCGCCGCGGCTGTGGCGGAATTCTCCGAAACTGCGTCCAAATCCGTCCCAATCAGTCCATCATCGCCCATTGCGTAGCTCGTAGATGGCCTTGCGGATATCGTTTCGCCGCTGTCCCCGATCCATTTCGATAGGTTTTCGCGGCTTCAGTAAAGTCGGGGCTTCATTCCCGACCTCGATACACCCGTGCGCGCGAGTCACCTCGCGGAATTTGGCCTTGCTATCGTAATAGCGGCCATCACACATATGGCGCGTCGGATCAATTGTGTCGGAAATAACGTAAGCAGCCGCGCCCTTAATTAAATGCTCGTAAACCAATGATTTGTCAACCATCCCGTTCTTATTTGCCTGCGGATGACCGGGTTTATAGACCAAAGTCATTGCATCGCTCCACCATTCGGGACAGGTCGGGGCATCATGGCCGTCTGCATACGCTGCTGATGCTGCATATTGGCCTCCGCCAGCTTGCGGTTATGTTCAGCCATCTTGAACTGTTCCTCGCGCTCCATTTCGGCCATGCGGAACTGAAACTCCTGCTGCTTTAGCTTAAATTCGAGCTCCATAATCTGCTGCTGGCGCTGGTCATTGGCCTGGGCCGACTGGGCATCGAGTTTAGATTTGGTAATCTCCGCTGTGGCCTTGGTTTGGGCAGCCTCGGCATCGGCTTGAGCCTTCTGATGCTCCGGATTGGGCTGCTGAGGCTTCGGCGGTGCCTTCATGATCTTGTCGGCATATTCGTCGATCGCGGATTCCAGTTCTCGCCCAGTACGGAACTTGCGCACCCCGAATTGAAGCATTTTGGCTGCCAGAGGCGCAAAATCGGGCTGCACCATCGCAATCTTGCCGGCCTCCATGACGAACTGGGTCACAGCCTCGATGAATTGCGTGGCGTCCTGCCGCTCCTGCAGCTGGTCGCCGGCAACCATGGTGTCAACCTCGATGTCAATACGGTAGCCGCGCGGGATGTCTTGACGTAGGAGGTCGATCGCCTTGCCGATCTGGGCCATCTTCTGCTGAACGGCCATCAGCTGCGCAAACATCGGATTAGGCTGCGGCGGGGCAGCCCCAGGAGCGCCCGGCATGCCCGGAGGCTGTCCAGGTTCCGGCACGGGCAAACCCGCCTGTGGGGCCGCGGGAGCACCACCAGGAGGCATAGGAGGCGCCCCTGCACCGTTACCGGGGGAGGGACCAGGGACAGGAGCGCCAGGAGGCTGGGCGCCTCCCATCGGGGAAAGCACGGCGGGATTGATTTGCATTTCAAACACCCCGCCAGGCGGGTCGCCTTTCTGAAGGAATGTGTCGAGGTCCAGCTGGCCAGGTTGCCAACCGGTGGCCTGTTCAGCCTTCCACAGGCGTTCGTTCCGGTGATGGGTCACCACCACCAGCGGCCGACCGTTGGCGAGCTGTATGGCCTCCTGTAGGCCATGGTTAGCTCGAGCCATAAACTGATGGAAGCTCTCACCACCAGGCACAGGCTCGTCAGGCCTGTCCGTGACATACTGGGCAATCTGCGGGAGCGCATCCTTGGTGGTCGCCCCGGTAAAGTTGCCCAAATTCCACGGGCGCAGGTTGGGATTAGCCTGAACCGGTATGCCGCCGAGCTGCTGGCTGATGATTTGCGCGGTCTCTTCGGCCCGAACCAGGCTTGAGGTGACGATTACCTGAATCCCGAGGTGGCGAAGCTTCTCGGCAGCCTGCTTGGCCTCCTCTTTGCCGGCCGGCGCCAGAGGGACATCACGCCAACCGCGAATCCGATCCTCCGAGAGGTCGGTATCGTTGTTGAGCGGCGTCGCACCATGGCGAACCACATATATGGTAACAGCACCATTCACTGAGGCGGTCCCGTAAGGGCTGGCTGATACTGACCGCCCATCATGCCGCCAAGCTGCTGCATTATGTCGGAAATACCCTCTTCCTGCAGAATGCCGGACGACTCAATCAGCGTCTTCTGGCTGAAATGCTTCGATATCACTTCACCGACGAGCCGAACCACATCACGAGCAAACCGACCAACGTCATTACGCTGATCATCAATGCGAGTTCCCGCAGCGTTCGACTTAAGCCGCTGCCCGCCCATCGTCTCTCGCGCATCCGACGTGCCGCGCAGAACATCCGAAACACCAGTGACACGGTCCAGGTCCTCCGCAATCTTTTCCTTCACCTCAATGAGCGTCTGCATCGTCTCAATAACTTGCTTGATCGGAAGGAAGGCAATCGAACCCTCAACGCCGCCCTTCTCCTTGTGCATTGCCCAGTTATCGACCGGGATCAGTTCGTTCTCGACAGACTCGTCCATCAAGCGGCGAAGCGCACGGTTCGCAGCATCATAAGTGCCGGCAACCTTACAAGACTTCGCCAACATGTTGATGCGCTGGGTCAGCTCGTCAATCATGATGGCCTGGTCCTGCCACTCCATGTAGAACGGCACCGGGATCATGGTTTCGTTGGTCATCACCGAAGAAAGCGGCTCCGGGCAGGGAAAGAAACCCTCAAGCTCAAGCGGGTCATCCTCCATCTTGCAAAGAAACTCGAAACCAGATGACACCCAGTAAACCTTGCGGTCCATCTTGTTCCAGATTTCCCAAATCACACGGCGCCGCTCGTTAATGTCATCGAATATCGCCGTGTCAGACGTGCCACCCATGCGCTGAGCTACACCAAGTGTCGCGTCAGCCTTGATCTGCTTGCCGATCTTCTCGCCAAAGAACGCAATGCACTCGTTCTCAGAAGAATAAATGCGCTTGGCAACAGCCTGTACCTCCGTCCACGTGCGAGCACGCTTCGGAAGCATCCGAAAATCCCGCCAGTGAATGTAATCGACCGGTGCCGCCTCGCGCTCTAGCTCCTCACCTAGAAGGTCTTCCTCTTCATCCTCGCTTTCTTCGCCAATAAGGACACCCGAACTGTCGCGCATGTCCTGCGTAGACTTCGCAGGCATGGATGGACCAACCTCACCAAAAGTCGGCTCATAACGGACCCAAGCCTGTCCGCGCCCGGGCAACAGATAGTCATGCACGCAGCGCTTCATGGTGTCGTGGAAACCATTGGTTTCGAGCTCAAAACGTAGTGAACGCTCAAGTATCATCGAGGACATGCGACCGACCGGATCACGGTCAAGAAAACGCCGCTCGGCAACGGCATTGGGGCAGCGCCCGTAAATCGCAGGCTTCAAGATGCTGTACCAGGCCCACAGGGAGTTGACCCGGCGCTGGCCCTCCTCAGTGGCGCGATCGCGCTCGTCACGGAAGCGCTTGATAATGTCGTCACCACGCTTGAACCAGCGCTTGCCCTCCTCCTCGGATTGCTCAAGTTGGCTCTTCCAGTAGACGGCCATGCGGCGCGACCATTCCAGGTCGTTAACTGGGCCAAATGGCCCAGTTGTGTCGCGATCGTCGTCACCGACAGAAATCGGATCACCGGGTTGACTGGTGGCCACTATGCAATCCTCTCATAAGCCGCCCGCGAACGCTGGGGCGACTCGAATACCTCATCCATGACGTCATCAATGACAATCTGGTTCTTGCTGCCAACGGCAAAGATGCGGTCGGGACCCTTCGTTTCCATCAGACGCGTGTACGGACGGGACATGCAGGCATACCGAACCTCGTCGGGACAGTGATCCTCAGATTCGGTGTTCACATCCTCAACGTTGTCCGGGTCATGCTGCATCGCCGGAAGAGTTCTGATGGCATCAATGCAGTTCTCGAAGAAATACATCATCGGAACGCCGTCCTCGCCCTTCAGCCGCATGCGCACCATATCCCAGCCACCAACCGCACCCTTGCGCGAAACCCGCGCATTGTCAGCAGGCTGCCAGAACTGATGAAACGGAGAGACGCCCATTCTTTCGGCTAGGGAGGGGCCACCCTCATGCTTGAATAGGTCCTTGCCGGCTACCCGATAGGCCATACGCGGCCGACCGTTGCTGTCACGCGGCTCCCGGCGCTCCCTGGCGCGGATGCCCTCGGCGAGCTCCTCCACGTCAAGCTTCAAGCCAACGTTGCTGTGCAGGCTGTTGCCGGCCTTGTCCAGCTGGCATCCATACCACTCTCGATATCTGACGAGAGCACCGCGGGGCAGGTTGTTCTTGTACAGAAACCGGGTAGCGTCAGAAGTGTCGTCGCCAACCTCGAGAATTTGAGTGTCAAACTTTTCAGGAACAATAGCCCACCAACCAATAGAGAAGGGATGGGCAGAGCCCCAGTCCATAGAGACAAACCGGGTCCAGTGCTTCGGGATAATGAACTGCGGAATCACGTGGAGGTCATGCCGCCACTCATCAAAGAACGCGCCCTCAATAATGTCCCAATTTCCATGCAGCCAAGCCTGCACAATCCGCTCAGAGCCAGACATCTGCAGGCGAGCAATGTACGCAGAGTTGTTGTTGTACTTGTTGTCAGTAATCTTCGCAGGAATGAAGACCCGATCAATCTCAGTCTTCTCTTTAGTGAACGGATTCTCAAACGTAGACTTGATTACCTTCATCCCAAGCGGGGCAGGATCGATGTATCTGCGTTTGACCCAAAGATGGCCGGGACCACCAGGGTTGCCAGTCGCACGAAAACCGCACTGAACCTTGGGATTGGAACTGCGGATCGTCGCCATGAGCTTCAGAACAGGCTCAGGATTGGGAAAGTTGCCGATCTCCTCACAGTAAAGACGCGAGTAACTGTGGCCCTGGTAGGCCTCGGCGTCCTGGTCGTGCTCGAGGTAGGCAAACGTCAGACGCGCACCGTTCGGGAAACGCCACATGGTGCCGCCCATCTTCGCACCCAGAGGGGTGTACAGCTGACGGGAGCGCTCTATCAACTCGCGGAGCTGGGTGCGCTCACGACGGACGCAAAGGCCTATGGCATCCGGACCATATTGATCGGCATGCGCCGCAAAATCGCCAAGCATACCGTCAGACTTGCCGCCACCTCGAGCACCACCGTAGAAAACCTCAAAAACAGGGCAATGCAGCAACGCTGTCTGCGGGCCAGGCTGGGGCTGCCAGATAATGGTGGTGTTGGCATTCATCTAATAATGACCCGCATGCCAGGGTGGTCATACCAGTCACAACACCACCGGCCCTCAACAGGCTTGCCATGCAACTTGGCCCTCGGGTTGTCGCAAATGCCGTCATCGAAATAATCGCAGGTAGCACACTGGAAGGGGACATCGTCCGGGTTCTCGACAAGGCCAATGGGGCCAACTTCGTCATTTGACGAAGTTCCCTTGGAGCGCTCCTCGGCAACCGCCTTCGTAACGCTATCTCTTACCGATTCGGTGGGCACGGCTGTCACCTGAGTTGCGCAAATGCCCGCTCCGCTGCGTGGCATCATGCCGGTAGCCATGGGCTGCCGATGCCGGGAGAACACCAGGCGCAGGACCCTCCTTGCGCGGGGCACGGTCAGGACCATGGGCAATCTTGGGCATGTACTCAACAAAGCCGCTGTCACGGTGCGCGCCAGCATTGCGATGGGGTAGGGCGACGTCGGGGCCAGCCACGCTGCGTTCCATCGGGTCGGGACCGCCCATGCCGGGGTATTTGCCAGCACGGCGGGCTTCGCTGAGACCGATGGCGATGGCTTGTTTTCTGTTGGTGACCTTGGGGCCGTGCTTGGAGCCAGAGTGCAGAGCGCCGTGCTTGAACTCCGACATTTCGGTGTGCATCACCTGCTTGGGAGATTGCCCCTTAATCGGCATGGCTAAGCTCCTTCAGAATGGCATACGCGCCATCGAGGAATTCATCGGCCTGCGAGGACCCCGCACGGTGGCGCTCAATGCCCCTGGCAAGCATCGTGGTGGCCGTCACGAGCTGCTGCTGCATACGACCGTAGTCGGTCAGGACGGCATCAGCGGGCGGCGCTGGGCGCCTGTCATCGCCATGCGCCGTGGCGGTGATTGGCTGGCCGTAGTCGTCGAATAACGTGGGCATGTCAGCCTACAGGCATCTTGCTGGTGCCACGACGGATAAGCCGATGGCCATCACCGGTAGTCCCGGAGTTCTTGTGGTAGTGCTCGGGTCGTGGATCGTGGCCGCCATGGACATTGGTCGGAGATCGATCGGGATTGTGCTTATTGCGGTTGGCAAAGTTGGTGTGCATGCGCTCTGGATTGGTGTTCGACCCACGATCTGCATGGAAACCTCTCGATTCAAATGGCGTGTGATGCTGGCCCGCCTGATGCAGCGCCGGATGCTTGTGCGGATGACCCGGCACGATGCCCTTGTCGCGTCCCCAACCTTCCTTAGCCATGTGGTGCTCCTATAAAATCTTGGACATGCCGATCTTGGCGCTGAACGTGGCGTTGCCAGAGCCCGCAGCGTTGCTGGCAACCACCTGGAAGACGGCCGGCAGCGGCACACCAGCGGCATGCTGGCCAACGGCGCTTGCGGCGCCCGTATCGACCGCGCCCGGGTAAACCGACATTGCGTAGTTGGCAGCGCCTGCAGGCACGCTGTCGAGCGATACGCGCGCTACGGTGATGTACTGGCCGGTGGAGGCTTCCTTGCCGTTGATGCTGACGCCTAGCGTTGAGGCGGCCGACAGGCTGGTAATCATCAGGTAGAGCACGGCGCCCTTGTGGAGCGTGTTCACCTGGTCCGGGCTTGCGCCGAAGTTGTTGGTGGTCGTCGTGGTGACGGTGAGTATCGGCGTGGCGCTGTCTCGGGCCTGCACGAAGAAGTCGGCGGAATCGACCTGGGTCTGGATTGCGCGCGCCATAGAGGTATTTCCATCGGTACGGAGCAGCTGGCGCGGTTACTGTAACACCTTGAAGTCACGGCTACAAGAAAGAATGAATCTGGTTTCAGTTCAACGCAATAGCAGGGTGGGATCACCGGTAGGACGATTTGAGCGGTAATGGGGTTCACTTGCCGAAATTTCGGCAGGTGATGTCGCGGCGCGGGTGCCCGCGCAAAATGTGCAAGCCGTTGATATCGCCTAGCATCCCCAGATTGTCGTCAATCGCAGGAACAAACCATGAATGGATTACAGAGATGAGGTTGCCGAAATTTCGGCAAGCTGGGCTATGCAGAAAGAGGCTGCCCAAAGAATGAATCTGGTTTCAGTTCAACGGCTTAATCGCTGCTGGTCGTGGGTAAATCCGTGGGTAGCAAATGGCCAAATCCAGAATGTTCAACGATATCAACGCGTAACTGCGAAAGCCAGCGGATGACGTATCCGCCGCTAGTTCATAATGGGTCAGTTACGGTACTCCGGTGAGGCTGGGGGCATGCGCATGGCGCCTACCGGGCAAGGAATGAATATGAACAACAGGCCGATTATGGTCATGGTTTGTTCGCAGATTGCGGAAACATTGAGGCGTCTTACTAGAGGTTAGTAAGACTACCCCTCAACCGGGGATAGGCAAATATCTTGTCGTCAAGATAAACTACCAGAATTTCTGGGAGTTTCGCGACCTTTTGAGCTCGCTAAAGTTAGCGAGCTCAACCATCGCCCCCAGCCTCGCCGCCATCCTCAACCTGCGCCTCCAACAGCTCCTGGCGGCCATATAGCTGCTGCCAGTCGTCGGCGTTGACAGGCTTTCCCGACATCGGCAACGCTATCACAAACCGATGCTGGTGCTCCACAGCGGCATCCACGGTAACGGCCTGTGCGGGCTTCCCAAAGGCTCTATCGAGTATCAGCGACCAAGCCTTGATGCGCACCTCTGGTGCCTGCGCTACGTCTCTGGCAATGGCCTCAACTTGCTTGAGTCCTTCAAGGCTCACCGTGCGAGCATGATTGAGTAGGGCCTTTTCCTCTTTTGGCCTGCCACCATTATTTCCGGACTGGCCAGGTTTGAACTGGTTTCCGAGCTTATGGCCTTTAGGGAATGGCATCTCTGTTCTCAGGTTTATGCTGGTACCCGGCTACTACAGCTTTCACCGGTCAAAAATCGGGTCAGTTGTCCTGCTCCAGTTAGCTCCGTCCCTATAAGGGACTGGAGCAACTGGAGCACTGGAGCAAACCGACTGACTTTGGCCTCTGGAGCGCTCCAGTTGTGCTCCAGTTGTGCTCCAGTTATTGCTCCAGTTATCAATGGTCACCATTGGTTGCTCCATTGAAGGTGTTTTCGCTTGGTGGTTGCTTGCTTCCTTGGATGAAATATTCCCTTGGTCTCCGCTTCTCATCGATGCGTGTTTCGACCTCTAAGATATTGTCGCTGCGGCACTTTTTCAGTACGCCGTTCAGCCTCGCCAGGTCACACTTACGGTTGTCTCCGCCATGGAAGCATTTCATTTCGAGGTGTTTGGCGAGCTTCCATCCGAGCCATTCTGGAGACCTACTATCGCTTCGATATGCTCCAGTTCCGCTCCAGTCGTAGATCAACCTAAGGATAGGTTGCTCCAGTTGATACAACTGCTCTGGCTTTTTCCATGGTTTTAGGACCCCAACGCTCTCGCCGCATGGTAGAACCTCAGACCACAGTTGCGTCCAGGTTGCTTCGCCCGGAGGTTTCATATTGGCCTTGCCATCATCCAATCGGTTGTATCGCCAAGCATCCTTTTCCTCGATGCCGAGGGCCGGTGCTTCGGCTGTTGTCATGATGGTGATGACGCGTGCCGAGCGTGCGGCCGCGATGATGGCGTCGGCGCCGCGGGCGTCGTCTGCGGTCATGGGGGCGCTGCCGTTCCCCTGACTTGGCTTGCGGGTGTGGAGCAGGATTTCGATTGAGACGTTCTTCTCCATGGCGATTTCGGAGAAAATCTCCATGACCTCGTCCATCTGGTCGTTGCTGTTCTCCGCCACGCCGTGGAATTTCTTGAGGGGATCGAGAATGAGCACATCGACCTTATGCGCGTCGATGCCTGCCTTGAGCGACTTGATTCCGTCTTCGTTGGCGGTGACGGTGCCTTTGATCAGCTTTGCCACCTTGGCGCTACCGCGTTTGATATCGAGCACGGAGTCAAAGAACAGTCGGTCGCCTATTTCCTCCTGTGTTATTCCGTAATGAACGCACGCTGCCATGATACGTCGTTCTATTTCGTCTCGCGGGTCTTCCCCAATATACCACACCCGCAATTTGCCCCCTGGCATTTGCCCAGTTTTGAGTATGTCGCGCCCTGTGACCATGGACAATATCTCGGCGATGGTGCGTGTAGTCTTGCCGTGGCCGCGACGTCCGATGGTGCAGCTGACGAATTTCCGGATGTAGTGTTTAGCGTATAGCCAATCCCGCGGCTTGATATCGGCTGGGTTTTTCCAACTGAATGGCGTTGGCTTGAACAGTATGATCACCGCCTCTCGGCGGGGCGGGTTCTCCCGCAAGCCTTCCTTGTCTTGCGTGTAGCCCTCGAAGCTATGGCCGTTATGTCCATTTGGCCGCCGCGGGTAGTCATAGACATCATTATCGATAGCGAACTGCGTCACGATCTCGTTCAGAACGTCGTCTGTGAACCTCGCTACGGTCGCTGTCAGGTCTGGTCGATTCACATACAGAAACTCGCGGGCTTTCTGGCGCCAGGCTTCATTGACATCGGCACTCATTTTAGATAACCAGTTGTTCGGGTTAGTCAAACTAGGCCCTCCCGGCTCACACCAGGAGGGTTTTTTTATTTCCGGCACTTGGCCGGTTTGGTTTCCGGGAATGTCTTCGGCCACCAGGGTGGCAGGTACGGCTCGTCCGGCTGCGTGTCCTGTTGCGCATACAGCCCAGCGAGCGCGTCCTGCTCCAACACGTAGGCGGCGGCCTGCCGTGTACTGCGCGTTCCCAGTGGCGTTCCGTCGGCGGCCGTTATCCAGTACCTACCCTGACGAAACGAGATGCTGCCGGCACGAATGCCGTATGCATGCACGAGGAATGGCCGTGAGATGTCGCAGCTCATGGCGCCGCCTCCCACGATATCCATTCCAGTTCGGTCGGACCGCTATGGCCCAGCTCCCAGATGAACCAGGCGAACGACATTGCGCTGCTATTCGTCTTGGTCGCCTGTGTGCCGCGGCCGCTCCGGTGCATCATCGGCAGCCGATTGCGGAACACATACACGCGGGCAAGCAATCCGCTGTTGAGGATATCGCTACGCCCTTCGCTCTCTAGGAACGCCAGCCGCAGCAGCATCACGACCTTGGGGACCCCGAGCAGCAGGGCGTGTCGCACGAACTGTGCGGCCAGCTTGAACGGCGGATTAGTTACGAGCGTGCCTATATGGAATGGCGGATGCCGCTCCATGAGGAAGTCAACACGCGCCTCCGACTCCGGGCAGTCGTAATCGACCAGGTCGGTTGCGTGCACGCGGTGGCCGGCATCCCGCAGCACCTGAACGATAGCCCCAGGGCCGCATGCGGGTTCCCAGATGATGCCGGAAAGATCTTCTGCCTTCAGGAGCGCATGGACGGCGACGGACGGCGTTTCGTACAGGTCGTCACCCCTGGCCGACAGCGGCGCTTTGGCATTGCCAGTGTTGAGGCTCATGCTCATGTCTGGCGCCTCCACCCGAGGATGCGCTGCACGACAGGGTCCATCCACCACGGCAGCCGTTTCAGGTTCACCCGGACCCGGTCGCCCTTCATCCGAACTTTGTGGGGAGGAACTATGCGCGGTCGCTTACGCGCTGTTTTGCGATAATTGGCCATTGTGGTGCGCTCCAATCATTCGGCACCACCCCGAATTATCTCTATGAGCTCGTCGATCGACTCTTCCGGCAGCAGCGTTCGCTTGCCGAACTTGATGATTTTAATATCGTATTGTTTGAGCGCGACGTAAAATGTCGAGCGCTTCAGTCCGGTAATCGTGCAGGCCTCGTTGATGGAGTAAAACGCCTTCCGACGCTTTACAATGCCGGGCTGCACCACTTCGTCTCTGACCAGGGTATCCATGACCGTCTCCGTTAACATTGGACGGTCTCTTACAAATCACCATAAACCCCATGAAAAAAGGTCCCCCATTTTTTGAAAAACCGGGGACCCTTTTATTTACCGAACACGTTTGCGTGATTAGTTTGCTTTCCGCGGACGCCCGACCGGCTTTGGCGGCCACCACTTGCCCTTCGCGGCACGGTAGCCTCTTTTGTATTCCTTCTCCGCAATATCCAGCGCTCTCTTGGCCAGGTCTAGATACTCCTGCGCACGCTCATGGGCATCCCGCAGCAGGTCCCACGGTCCAGGCGTATACAGCGCACCACCAGCAAACCCGTGTATCCTGCCATCGTCGTCAACATCCGGCGTTGCGGCGCCGCCGAGCCCAGTGACGATCTTTCCATCGCGTACCGTCATTGCTTCGAAGCTGCAGCCATTCGGATCAATGAAAGGCAACAAAGCTGCGGCCAGCCCAACCGGTGGCGTCCTGTCCGTCTTATACCAATGCAAACACATCACTACTCTCCTGCTAAAAAGGCCGCCCATGCGACCATAAGTTCTCTTCGCTTCGCCAGTAAATCGCCCCTTCGGTAGTCGCCCTCTACGCCTCCGACCGTATGCGCCAGCGCCATCTCGACCACATGATTCGGGAATGACGTTGCCTCGGCCGCCCAATCCCGGAAGGCGCTCCTCATGCCGTGCACCGTCCCCTTGGCATTCAGCCGTCGCATCAGGTGCGCCAGCATATTGCCCGTGACCCCCGGAAACACGACAGCCGGGTCCAACCCCTGCACATCCGCCAGCACTGCCATTGCAGCCTCAGACAGCGGCACCCGGTGCTCCTTGCCGTTCTTGGTGGCCGGCACTGTCCACAAATACCCAGCCACATGTGACCACAGCATCGGGGTCCTATCCTCGCGATCGCTACCGACCAGGTCTGAGAGCCGCACAGCGGTCAAGACAATGAACTCAAGCGCCCGGGCAGCCACACCAGGCTCCAAGCGCAGCCGCCTCATGAACACCGGCACATCCCGCCACGGCATCGCCGCGTAATGGCCGCGGGCCTTAACCTTTGCCTTCGATGGCAGCAGCTTATCGAGGTGCCCCTTCCACCTGGCAGGGTTCTCGCCAGTCCTGAAGCCCCGCACCGTGGCCCAATCCAAGATGCTCTCGATTCGCCCCCGCACCCGCGAAGCCGTTTCCGGCTTGTCCGTCCAGATTGGCGTCAACACCCGCATCACCGCCGCCGTGTCGATTGCTGCCACTGGCAGCCCCCCTAGCACCGGCTCCACGTAGTCAGCCAGGCTCTGCGACCATTGCCTGATATGCCGCGGATGTTTCCAGCCCGCACGGTGCGCCTCGATGTATGCGATCGCGCATTCACTGAACGTGACACCCTTTGCCGACTGTGGCCGCTGGGAAGCCCGCTGAGCGTGTCTAGCCTCGATAGGGTCTACGCCCAAGTATCTCTGCCGACGCGCATCCAGGGCAGCCTGCCGTGCCTCTGCGAGGCCTATGAGCGGATAGGGTCCTAGACCCATGTAGCGGGGCCGCTTGTCGAGCATGAACCGCAGGACCCAGCCCTTCGAGCCGGACGGCAACACGCGCAGATACAGCCCACCCCCGTCATGGTGCAACCCGGGCGTCTTGAGCCTCTCAACCTTGAGCGCTGTCAGCCTATTCGCCAGCCGCGGCATCCTGCCACATGTCCACAAATCAGTCCACAATTGACACCAATATATAGGGGGACCATATTGGACATGTCAAGACGGTTTGCAAGTCAAAACACCTAGAACCGCCGTGGCTTCTTGGATGATAGCGGACGGAGCAAGACAGAACCGGACACTTTTATCGAGGACATGCATTCCTCACGGTGTCTAGCTAAATCAAGCACTTAGCCAGGTTTAGCGGTCTCTGTCCACAAGTCTGCCTGCAATCCAAGAATGAAACGAGCCGAACAGGCGTTCGAAGCACCTGCCGGCTCTGAACATCCAGCTGCAGGAGACAGCCGATGCCTGACGCCAATGTAACCACCCCCGACCATGTGTCTAGCCAAATCACATTCGAAATCGACCCTGGTTACGAAGAGTTTCGGGACCAACTCGATGCTCGGTTCGAGGCCCAGTTCGCAGCCGTTTTCGGCGAGGTGGAGTGAGCCATGACCGACCGCACAATGACATTCAAGGTCAGTGACGCCCGCGCTCTTGCTGACCGCCTCTTCGGGCTAGCGACCAGCCGATTGGCCTTTGAGCCCGATCCAGTCCGACGAGACATGAAATCTGCCGCCAGATTGCTGTGGTGGCTGCTGCGCGACTTCGCTCCCGGCGAGGTCATCACCCTACCGATCGACGACACCGAAGGAGACCACCAGTGAACAACGACAGTGGGTATGTCTTCATGGCTGCCGCCAACTACGAGCTCGCACGGCAGAAATCCGAGTTCGACCCAAGCCCGGAGACGGTGCGGGCAGAAGCCGATGCGCTTAGCCGGGTTGCGATCCTTGTCGTGAACACGGTCGAGACCTTCCGCAATAGCGATCTCATGCCGGACGACATCTTCGCCAAGGTTAGAAGCGCCGGCGAAAAGATTGCCCGGATGCAATTCTGATGAGCATCCTGATCACTGGCGCGACGGGGTCTCTGGGCAACGAGCTGGTTCGCCAGCTCCTTGCTCAATCTGACCCGCCCAACCGTATCGTCATCTACTCCCGCGATGAGCAGAAGCAGGAGGCGATGCGTCAGCATTTCAATGACCACCCATCCCTGCGGTTCTTCATTGGCGACGTCCGCAACATCGACCGGCTGACGCTGGCGTTGTTCGGCATCGACACCGTCATCCACGCGGCTGCGCTCAAGATCGTCCCGGTGCTTGAGTACAACCCCCAGGAGGCGATCGAGACCAATGTCATCGGCACCATGAACGTGGTGCAAGCCTGCATCCGCACCGATGTGCGGCGCGCCATTCTGGCCTCCACCGACAAGGCTGTGAACCCTGTGAACCTCTATGGCGCCACCAAGCTGTGCGCCGAGAAGCTGTTCGTGGCGGCCAACAACCTGTCGGGCTCCACTGGTGGCGAGCATGGCTGCCGCTTCTCCGTCGTGCGCTATGGCAACGTGGTCAACTCCCGCGGCTCCGTAATCCCGTTCTGGCGCTCTCTGGCTGCCCGTGGCGAGCCGCTGCCGATCACCCATCCCGACATGACCCGGTTCTGGATAACGCTCGACCAGGCGGCCGACCTGATCCTTTCGGCCATGGACGACGGCATAAGGGGCGGCGAAATCTTCATCCCGCGTTTGCCTGCGTTCCGTGTAGCGGACCTCTGCGGAGTCATTGGCACCCCGGAGACCTGTTACAGCGGCATCCGTCCCGGCGAGAAGATACACGAGACCCTGCTGTCGTCCGATGAGTGCGCCGAGCTCGAGGGCGACTTGTTCACCATCTACCCGTCCTGGCTTCCTTCAAAGGGGCGGGCCAAGGGCTACTCATCCGACATTGCCCACAAGCTTTCCGTCGATGAGCTGCGCGCGAGGCTCGCATGAGCAACCCGTTCGCCATCATCGAAGAGTTTGAGGCGGCGATCTGCGACTACACGGGCGCACCTTACGCGGTTGCCGTGAACTCAGCCACGAATGCGCTGTTCCTCTCTCTCGTCTGGTGGCGCCAGCACTACGTCAAGCCTTCGCATTGGCCCGACAGCATGGGCGACAGCATTTGGCTGCCCAAGCGCACCTACGTGTCAGTACCCATGTCGGTAATCCATGCCGGCTGGCGTGCACGCTTCGTAGATAAGGATTGGGAGGGCGGCTACGACCTGCATCCACTTCCGCTATGGGACTATGCCCGGAGATTCACAGGAGGAATGTACCGTGCTGGAACTATTCAGTGTGTTAGCTTTCATTGGAGTAAGCCTCTCGGTATTCAGCATGGTGGCGCAATACTCCACGATAATATTTCTGCTGATGATTGGCTACGTCGTGCTCGATTTGATGGCCGTCTCTCGGGAGAAAGCGCAGGAGAAGCCAAAATAATTGGCTGGCACTGTCTAACTACGCCCGAGGTTGCTGCGGCTGGTTTGGTGAGAATATCTCTACTACCGCCAAACAACCCGGACGCTCCTAAACCAGACTATCCAGACCTCAGCAAAATGGAGTTGTTCCGATGAATGAAATAGCGTTCCCGTTGTGGCAAACTGCAGTCAGTCTTTTTGCCCTTATCGGGTTTTACGGCCTTGTCTTTGGTGGGACCTGCTGGCTGGTCGATCGTTATCTCTCATGGTCCAGCCGCCGCCGTAGCAAAATTCTAAATAGGGGTTCCCGGTGACCGAGCTCGTAGCTGAAATATCAGGCAACCATGGCGGGGTGCTTAATAACGCGCTCCATCTGATTGCCGTAGCCAAAGCCTGCGGTGCTGATGCCGTTAAGTTTCAGTGCTTTGACGCGGAGCGGCTTGCGGTTAAGCGCTCTGGAATTAGCTGGCAAGGCATTACCATGGCCTACAGCAATCTCCTGGAACTCTACTACCGTACGGAGACCCCTCGCGATTGGTTTCCGACGCTGATTGCCAAAGCGGAGCTAGAAGACATCCCTTGGTTCTCGTCAGTGTTCGACCCGGATGACGTGGCTTTCCTGGAAACGCTAGGTTGCCCGCGGTACAAGATCAGCGCCTACGAAATGCTCGATGGCGATCTAATCAACGCCGTGGTGGCAACCCGCAAGCCTATCGTGATGTCGGTTCGCCCCCGCGACGGGCTGACGATCCTGGCCGCAACCGACTATGAAGGCGAAACAGTAGCGCTAGGGCTATCGGACCACACACCATTCGACGGCGATCTGTTTATAGAACCCGATACCCCGATGGTCGAGCGGCACATCTGCTTGCCGGATGTCGAGACGCCGGACAGTGAGTTCTCGTCAACTCCGGATGAATTCGCGACCTACGTGAAAGCCATTAGGGGCGCACCATGAAACACTGCCGCCGTTGCGTCTATCCCGAGACCAAACCCAACCTATGGTTCGACAATACGGGGCTGTGCTCGGCATGTGTCTATTTTGACCGTCAATCGAAAATCGACTGGCCAGCCCGCACGCAGGAATTTTCCATCAAGTTTCCTCGCGGTACGCGCGTCGTAGCCGCCGTCTCTGGCGGCAAGGACTCCACCTACATCGTCGTCAAGCTGATGGAGCTCGGTCTCAAGGTCCTTGCCGTTTGTGCCACCACCGACGACTTGACGCCGATCGGCCGCAGGAACCTCGACAACATCGGGCGCCTAACCGACCTGATCGAGGTAACGCCCAACAAGACGCTGCGCCGCCAGATGTCTAAGTACGCGCTTGAGACGGTCGGCGACATCTCTTGGTGCGAGCATGTCCTGATCTGGACGACTCCGGCGCAGATTGCCGACCTGATGGGTATCGGTCATGTCTTCTACGGCGAGAACCCTCAAAATGCTTACGGTGCCGGTCCGGATGGCACCGAGCGCCTAGCCGGGATGCCTCCCCAGTGGGAACAGGAGTTCGGTGGCATGCTCGGACTGCGCGTCAGCGATATGCAGGAGCAGTTCCCGGACGGCGAGTTTGGCCCGTACAAGATGCCCAAGCGGATGCCGACCAGGCATTTCCTTGGCTACTACTTCCCCTGGGATGGCGGGGAGAACGCTAAGATCGCACGCCAGCATGGCTTCGAGTGGTACGGTGGCGATGTCGAAACATCGTGCGTTCCGTGGGAGAATCTCGATAACCACCAAACCGGCCTGCATGATCTAATTCGATATTATAAGTACGGCTACACACGAGCCCACGACATCCTTGGCTCAGCCATCCGCAGAGGCAGGCTCGATCGTCCGTTAGCGGCCACGTGCATCAAGTGCCTTGATCCTTACCCGCACACTTATATCGGCAAGCCAATCAAAGAAATCCTCGATGACATTGGCATGACGAGGTCTGAGTTCTGGGCTGTCGTCTACCGGTTCACTAACTGGCAACTGTTCGACCGTCCTGTGCTGGGTTTCCAGCCCACCCCAAAGTTTGAGATAGAGTGATGAGACTAACCGACATCTACAGCATGCCCGCCACTGTGGTCACAGGCTTCCTATGGGAAATGCTACGGGACAGGGACCCGGCCGCGAACATCTCGCACCAGAAGATGCCAACGCCAGAACAACACAAGGCCTTCGTTGACTCCAAGCCCTATGAAGCCTGGTATGCGATAGAAAAGAACCGTAGCTATATCGGGACGGTGTATTTGAGTCGCCAGAACGAGATTGGCGTGTTCCTGATGCATGGTGTGCAGGGCCGCGGCATTGGCTCATGGGCTGTCCAGGAGATCATGCGCATCTACGGTCCGCGCCGGTATCTGGCCAACATTGCGCCCACCAATGTCAAATCGCAGGATTTCTTCCGCAAGCTTGGGTTCAAGCTGATCCAGTACACGTTCGAGAGGGAGACTTAGGAGGATGTTTATGAAGATTTTCGAGTGGCTTTTCGGATGCAGACGCCAACGCGACATCACTCTAGCTATGACTGCGGAAGAGGCTTGGCGCGAATACCGAAAGACTGGCGAGGCGGTAGAGAGCTTCGAGTCGTTCAAACGACGCTGGGACCATCACCGGAAGCTAGAGATGGGGAAATGATCAAAACCCGCGTCATCCCAGTTGTCCTGTGGGACGGTGTCAACGCTGTCCAGACTGTTAAGTTCGGCCGGCCTGCACGTGTGTTCGGCTCCCTGATGGATGCCGTGCGGGTTTATGAGCGGCGCAACGTTGACGAGCTTATCTTGCTCCACATTAACGCGGCGACTCCCGACCTTGAGGACATCAAATGGTTCACGTCGCAGATGTTCTGCCCGGTGACCGTAGGTGGTGGCGTGAATACGCTGGCCGATATCCGCAACGTGCTCAAGTCTGGGGCCGACAAGGTGTCGATACGGCGAGCAGCCAGCCCGCAATTCATTGATGCTGCAGCTAGGCATTTTGGCTCACAGGCTATCGTGTTCTCGCTCGATGCTATCCCTATCAACCGCTACGCTATCACTCCCCACGACGGCTACATGATCGACCGCTGTACGGCGGCAGCACAGGACGCAGAGGGAGCCGGCGCGGGCGAAATCCTGCTCACCTCTGTCGAGCGCAATGGCACGATGCAGGGCTACGACCTTGACCTTATCCGCGCCGTCGCCGGCTGTGTGGACATCCCCGTTATCGCCCACGGTGGTTGCGGCAAGCCAGAGCATATGTTGGAAGCTATCCAGGCCGGCGCCCACGCTATCGCCGCCTCCACCATGTTCATGTTCTGTGATGTAACCCCTCGTGATTGCAGTAGGTATTTGAGCGATCACGGGATAGCCGCAAGGATAACTTAGATGTCTGCACGTCTTGGCAACAAAACAGCCATCACCCATGGCGGTAGCGACACGCGCCTATATCGTATTTACAACAACATGAAGAACCGTTGCCACAACGAGCGATCTCCAAGGTTTGCAGATTATGGGCAACGAGGCATTTCTGTATGCCCACAGTGGAAAGCCTCCTTCGTAAGTTTTCGAGACTGGGCCTTGCAAAATGGTTATGACGACACCCTGGTTATAGATCGCATCGATAATGACGGAAATTACTGCCCTGAAAATTGTCGGTGGGTCACCGCCTACGCCAGCAATAGGAATCAGAGAAGCAACATTGTCGTAGAGATCGGTGGCGTAGCCAAATGCCTGAAAGATTGGTCTAAGGACCCTATTTGCAGGGCAAATTATAGCACTATTACCCGCCGCATCCGCGATCTTGGATGGAACCCAGTGAAGGCTATAACGACATGACCAACGGCGTAGTCATACAGGCTCGCATGACCTCTAGCCGCTTCCCTGGCAAGTCGATGGCCATGCTCGCCGGCAAGCCGGTCTTGCAGCACGTCATCGAGCGCTGCCAGATGATACCCTTCATCAACAAGGTAGTGGTTGCCATGCCGGTCGCCAAGGAATCCGACCCGATGGGCGCGCTGTGCGACACCATGGGGGTGGAGACATTCTTCGGACCAGAGCACGACGTTCTGAAGCGTTACTACCTCGCGGCCACCTATTACGAATTCACCACCATCATGCGGATTACCGCGGATTGCCCGTTCCTCGACCCGATCGTGTGCGGTGAGGTTCTATCGCTGCTCAAGGCTGAGCAACTGGACTACTGCTGCAACTGCTATCCGGTGCGGACCTATCCGAAGGGGTTGGACTGCGAGGCCTTCACCTATGATTGCCTTGAGGCGGCGCATGTAACCACCAAGAGCCAACATAACCGCGAGCATGTCACGCCATGGATGCAAACCCGGAAGGGCATCAGGCGGGCTTGCGTGCAGCAGAAGATAGACGTGTCCAATCAGAACTGGTGTGTGGACTACCCCGAGGATATCTCGCGTCTTGAGGCGCTGCTGGCAGATGCCCAGAAGCGATACGATGCCGAGCACATACAGCCTGGACTGCCGGGCCGACCGTTCACCACCGATGAATTGCTCAAGATGGAGTCGCAACGTGGAAGCCCCAATTGAAGCCTGGAAGGGTTCTTTCGGCGACGCCTATCATGCTCGCCAGACTGATATGCATGCCGAGGCCGCCAAGCGTGAGATGCTATGGGCGCATGCGCTCGACAGGCTGCCTAGGCTCCGTATGGACATCCTTGAGGTTGGCGCCGGCACCGGGGCGAACTTGGAGGCCATTCGCCGACTGCGACAAATGTCGCAGTTGACGCCCACGCTGTTCGCCTTGGAGCCCAACGAGAAGGCGGCCGCGTCCATCCCCGGAGACGTAGCCCTTATCTATGGCACGGCCGACCGTATCGAGGCGGCATCCGCAACGTTCGACCTGGTGTTCACCTATGGCGTCCTGATCCACCTCGAGGACCCGTTGGCCGCCATGCGGGAGATGTACCGGGTATCCAAGCGCTACGTCATGTGTGCCGAGTATTTCGCCCCCAAGAGAGAAGCCATTCCCTACAGGGACGGAGTTCCGCTGTTCAGAGACGATTACGGCGCCTTTTGGATGGATAGCTTCGATCTGAAGCTGCTCGGCTACGGTTTCTGCTGGAAACGCGCCACGGGCCTCGACAACGTCACTTGGTGGATGTTTGAGAAGACTTAACCTTGTTCTCTTGTTTGGGCTGTTTGAGAAGATTTAATTCAGCCTTCAGCCTTTCGATTTCATCTTGCTGCATGATTTGCGTCACGACAAGGTCGCCAATGGCCAGCCTAATTCTTGCGTTGATGTCCATTTTGCTACCTACGGCGTCGGTTTCGTAAAGATATAGGCAACGGTCACGGTGCGCGAAGCCCCTCGGTTGCTGTACACGGTGTAGGCGGTACCGTTGAAGGCCACGGACATCTGGTTTGCGCCCGGCGTCGTGGTGCTGGCGACCCACACGGCGCCCTGCACGGTTCCAAGAGTTACGCTTGCGCCAGCGCATAAGTAAATGGCGACCGCACCATCCTCGATGGCATGTACGACAAGCATACCGGCGCCAAGGCCAAGCTGGTGGTTCGCTCCGCTGGCAAGCGTAAAGCTGTCTTCGTAGATCAGGCCGGCTACTGTCGCAGCGGCAGAGTACCATTTCGTGGCATATCCGGTCGGCAACGCGAGTGCGGGGGGTGTGGGATTCACGCTGGTATCGAGAGAATTGCTGCCGAACACAATACCGCTGATGCATTGGGCACCATTGTTAACGATGTCCATCGCGGCGCTAATGCTATTGCCCCCCAAACCTCCCGATGCAGAGTTATCGAGACGAATTATAACTGCGCTTCCAAGCGGATTGACGTTGAACGGGTCCTCGGTAGCTACCCCGCCATTATTGAATACAGAGCATTCAAGATTGATATGATGTGAGTTGGTGGAACCCGACGCGATATATCCAGCCATGTAGGTGGACCACGTGTTGTGGCCCGTGCCGGTGCTATCGTGTACGACGAGTGAGTTTAGGCCGATGACATTCTGGACGCTTCCGGAAGGATTGTCGCTACTCCTAGCCGCGAATAGAGCACCCCAATTGCCTACAGGCGATACGCCATAGACGGTAACCTGCCCTCCTGCGTCAGCGCCTAGGATGTAGGTATTCACCCATGTGACGTTGGTATCTTGGGCAGGAACACCCGCAAGGATATTTTTGGCACCTACGGTATTAGCGATAAGAACTGAATTTAAGTCGTATCTAAAATGGCTTAATGAAACAAAAGGATATAAGGATGCCCCAACCTGGAAGGGGTTTATCGTCTTGAAGGCATCGGTCAGCGCAGTAGGTTGCCCGGTGTCGTAGTTCACAAACCGTGGTGCCGTTGGCCCGGTGCCGGAGGTCACTTAAATCCCCGCGTCGGCCTGCCAGTGGACGGCAATCTGATTACCAGCCGCGATAGAGGTGCTTCCCACTGACACGTAAATCATGTTTGCCACTGGCGAATTGATGCCAGCCGAATCCAGCGACACCACCAGACTGCTGCCGGTCGTGATGTTCTGTGCATTGGCGCTGGAACCTGACGGGTTATAGCTCGTGTAAGAGGCTGTGGCCCGAAGCTCGATTGGGTAATGCTGTATCCATAGCCCGCAAGCTGCGCCAGCCGCCGCTACCAAAGCCGAGGCTCCCGGCAATCCAGCATTCTGCGCTGGTGCGGTCTTGTACGGGAAACTCTTGCGGTAGTGCCGCTTGCATGCGAGTAGCGACCGCTCGAAGGGCCAGCGCTCGAAGGCGGCGATCGGCGCACTGGTATTCTGGATAATCTCAACCTGGAAATCGTCGATCGTTAAACTGTCGTCCGTGCCAGCGGTGCCGACAGGAGCCCAGTTAACCCCGACCTCAAGCTGAGTTGCGTTCGCTGCGATCGCGGCGGAAATGAACGTGTATCGCGTGGCCGTCGTGGTCAGGTTTGCAGATGAGTTGAGTGGCTGCGTCTGGTTGCTGTAGCCGGTTGTCGTCTTGGCAGGGCTGCCGGTACCCGCATTGATGTAGACGTTCAGCGTGCCGCTTGCCGGTGACCAGTTCGCGCCAGCCTTCGCGGTAAAGCTTACCGCAACGATCTGGCCCGCAAGCATAGCGCACTCATCGACATCGAACGGAAAGCCGAAGGTGATGAACCCTGTACCGGTCTGCCCGCTGTTGCGCTGAGGCTTCGCAGCCCATTGTGAGCCTGTGACGATGCCGGCCACCTGTGCAACGGTACATGCCTGGTTAGCATTCGTGGTGAGGTACCAGCGGTCAGCCGTGTAGACGGACGACGATGCGCTGACTGCAATGCTCGCGGTACCACCCGCCCCGCGCTGCCATACCTCAAAGCCGCCGTTGGCGCCGATGATATTGCGCTGGCCATAGGTGTTCTGAAGCGCCTGCATGGCCTCCGTGAACGAGCCCGACATGTCGGTGAAGATCGCATCCCACACCGCGGATTGGACGACCTGGCCCGGGGCGGCGCTCTCAGCACCTGCTGCCGGTGTATAGACGCCTGTGACTTGATTAAAGCCCATGGATCACCCGATGATTCCTGCAAAGAAGCCTCGTGAGGCTGGTGTGTTGGTGACGACGATCAGACCCTGGCCAGCCCCGCCAGATTGGCAGCTCCCCGCATTCGATATGGACGCTCCGCCACCACCACCGCCGTAATTTGCGCCACTGCCTGCGGTTATGCTGCCGCCCGAATTTATCGAGCCACCGCCGCCACTGCCGCAGCCGTGAGAGCCATCAAACTCAGTGCCGCTATTCCCGCTGCTGCCATTGCCGCCGCTCCCAGCTGCCCCACCGGAGACTGTACCGCCATCTGCGGCGCCTCCATTGGTAACGCTATTGCTTGCCGCACCAGAGGTGCTTCCGTCACCATTGGGACCACCAGCCCCACCACCGCCTGTGGCCGCTTGTGTAGTTATGTTGACGGTGGCCCCTCCAGAGCCGCCGCCTGACTTTTTGGTGGCGCCAACTCCGCTGCTTGCGGCGCCCCCAGATGCACCACTGACGACTGTACCGCCCGAAACACTGTCGGCAGCTTGACCAGCGGAGCCGCCAACAGCTCCGACAGAAGAACCCCCAAGGGTCGTCCCATTAAACCAGGTGGAAGCGCCGTCATGGCCAGCCGATGCCGAAATATTCGCCGTGACTGCGTTGCCTGCGGTTGCGATTTGATAGGTAGCCGTCCCACCGGGGGTTAGGACAATATTGGTTTGGGCCGAATAAGCTCCCGCACCGCCACCTGTCGCACCAGTTGTTGCGCCCGCATTAGCCCCAGCGGCTCCACCACTGGCACCGCTCCCTATTGTTTCGCCCTTGTTGTTTCCCGAGTTCCAGTTTGTCGGTACATTGAATGTCTGGTTCGAGCCTGTCGGCGACACCAGAAACGTGACAGTGGCAATGAACTTGAAATGGCTGTCCTGCAGCAGCTCGTGGAGTTGCGGGACGCTGACATCCTCGAATGGGACGACATATTCGTGCGGGGAAAGGATATTGGTGCGGACCCGCATTCCCTGCGCGAGCATCGTGGCAACAAGCCCTGCACTCGCCAAGAAGCATAGGCATTGAACATTGCGCTTCGGACGCGCCGGCCTGGTGAGGAAATACTTCACGATCCGGTCCTCTGGCACAGCAGTGAGACTGTGAGGCGTTGAACATTGGTCGCTGGGTTGCCAACATTTGTATTTCCGCCTACGAAAAATCCGACAAGTTCTCCTGCTGTAAGGGCCGTTGTCCACCCTGTAAGTGTCGAGTCTTGCGCCTTGGTGGCGCTGCTGAAGCTGAGATTGGGTGTTGGAAAACTAGATGCCGAGCTGATGTTGCTGAAGCCACCCGATCCTGCAAAACCGGAGAAGGTGTTGGTACCTACCCAAACTCCCGCGCTGCCGGATTGATCACCCAGCATAGTGATCCTTTTTACCGTGCAGTTGCACGGCACCTCGACAAAGGCGAAGGTGTTTCCGGCAATCGCGCTGCCTCCACCGTCGAAAGCCACCTCAATTGAAAAGTTCGAGGCGATGCCGGCCCACCATGCGGCTGCCGCGCCTGCACCGAATGAATAGCTTGTGGCGTTGAGCGTGACGGCGCCATTGATGGTCAACGCGCCGCTATAGGTGACAGCCCCAGACCACGATGCCGCCCCCGCCCAAGACACCGACTGGTCGTTATTGAACGTGGCAACCTGCGTGCCATTCGTGGCAAAGCCGATCTGATGCGTTCCTGCGAGAAACAAACCCGACGTCGGGTCGCCTGCAAACGTGATAGATGGAGCGCCCACCGAACCCGCTGCGGCTTTGAGCGCCCCCGTCATTGTCGAGACGCCGGTCGTGGCAACGCTCTGCGTCAGCGCGGTGGCTATATCGCTGTAGTTTGAGTTATGATCGCTCGACTTGATCAGCGTGTTAGGGCTGAACGCTCCGATCGGGAGTGTATAGGTGCCTGAACTATTGCGGGGCATTTCAGCGTCCTACCTCTGTAAATCCAGCCGGGCTAGCGGCCAGTCCTCACCCGCGCTAACGGCTGCCGGGCCTTGTCTGGCCCCGCTCGACCTCGCTGCAGTGATTGCCTTGGCCTTCGGAAACTCGTTCTTCAGCGCCTCTACAATCGACCGGATATTGGCCGCGCCGAGACTGTGTGCATTCGTGTTTGCCTGCGCTGCCGCAGAACCAGGATCGACCGTCCCCGGTAGGTCAGATTGCATCCCGGACACGTAAACCTCACCGCGGTGCGGCTGCCACGTGGCCGACATGGAGCCGACCTTTTTGCCTTGCTCATTCATCAGATCGTAAATCCGGTCGTTCAACCCAGGTCGGCCGGCAGTGCGCAAGCTGAGCGCCCCCAACGCTGTCTGGTTGTCCGGGTTCTGCAGCGCCGCCTGCACCGGGTTGGACTGCATCCACCCAGGCATCGGCATGCCAGCGCCCTGCAGGCCACCAGAAAGGAATCCGGCTATCGCCTGCAGTGCAGGAGGGACATTCGGCGACATATACGGCTGTACCGGTGCAGCGACCGGCTGATGCGTCATCTGGTCCGACGATTGGTCGAACGGGTCGGGCATCAGGCCATTTCCATTTCAGGAACCATAGCGCGTTGCTCAATAGCGTAGCTAACCGCCTCCCATACAAACACCATGAACAGCAAATCCCACGGCCAAGGCGTTATGCAGAGCAATAAGGATATCGCGATAGTTTTGAGCATTAGTGCCCCCCTATTAACGATTGGAGCAAATACCACATAAGCGTTCCGCGTTCGATTTTCTCCATAGGCTTGCTGCCTAGAACGCCTAATACGCCTCTTGCCGCTGCAGGACCTCCCGCAACCGCACCTCGCCCGGCAAGACCAGCAAACGGCGCGCCAAGCAACGCAGCGGAGCCGGCAGTCATCTCTCCCGGCGTCGGCTCATGCGCTCCGGGGATGAGTCCCGCCTCGTTGGGCTGCGGGCCGATGTTGCGAATGCCTTGCCGCATCAAGCTTTGCTGACTTGGCTGTCCTGGCTGCGCCGTTGCCGGAGGCATTGGGCCAGAAGCGCTAGGGGGCACGCCAGGGAACGCGGCATTAAAGCGATCGGCAAAATTGGCCCCGCCCTGCGGTGCAGGCGCAGCATTCACTGCGCCAGGAGCGGCCGGAGGGATCGTCGGCGGGGACTGAGGCGTCAAACTGGCTGGCGGTTGTTTGGGTTGGTCTGGCTTCCCTTCTGTGGCGCCTAATCCGTTTAGCTTTGCAAGGCTCCCCTGCAAGCGTTCTATCGCCTTTGAGCTTTGCTCATTGATAACCGGATGCTCGTTCAGATACTTTTCGCCGAGCGTTCCTTTAATCTGCGTTCCCAAAGCGCCCAGCTTGCTCTGCATCAGCTCCGCTTCACGAGAAAGGACAGACGCAAGTTCTTTCGGCGTGTTGGCGTTTGATATCGCCTGCTCAAACCTGGTTCTTTCCTCGACCCCACCGCCGGAGCCAGAATAGAACTTTGTAATCTCCTGCCCATAGTGGAGCGCGGTGTCTTTCATGTCCTGGACGACCGCAGATTTGTCGCCAAACAAGTTCTTCGTTGCATTCACTGCGTGGGAGAGCGGAGCAACGCCCCAGCTTTGATTGTCTAGCTTCGTTGCAACGTCAGCCAGGTCGGACAGGTGACCGATAGCTGTGTTGCCATTGTTGATTTGGCCGCCCAAAGAGCCCGGGGTCGATTGCGAGAGCCCATTCCGCATCGTTTGACGAGTGCGAAAGGTCGTGTCGTCGGCGGGGAAGCCGATATCGTCACCATATTTCTGTGCCAGCTGCTTGACCATCGCCGTATTGCCAGAGCGAGGGTTGCCGGTCGGCATTTGCCGCCCTTCAACGTAAGCGTGGATTTGTGACTGTATTGGTTTCGGAAACTGATTGATGAAGTCGTCGCCCGACAAATCCCAATTCACATTCTCAGTATCGAAGCTGCCCTTCTGCCCTTGCTTGGCAGGAGTGATTGCATGCGTGTACGGGTTGACGAATCCATAGTTTGGATTGCCGAAAGCGTCCTTTCCAATCTCCTTAAACTCGTCCGGCTTCTGGCCGCCTAAAGGCTTATAGCCCTTGTAGGCGTTGCCTTGGTGCATGACGCCGCCAATCTCAATATGCTCCATAGTGTTGAGCCGCTTGTCCCAGTCCTCCAACTGCCTACGGCCTTCGGCCTGCACTTGCGGGTTCGGGCTGCTGAGCTGCTGCTGAATGCGCTGGCCAATGCCCTTCGGAATCTGCGCCGTCGGCGGAATAAAGGACGGGGCCGCAGGAGCCGCTGGCGTGGCCGTGGGGGGATTGGCACCGGCTGGGGCATTCTGTGCCACTGCGGGCGGCGGGCCGCCCTGTGGGGCGCCTTGTGGGCCACCCGGCGACATCGGCTGTGTGAGGCTTGCCGGGATGGGGGTATAGTCGCCCTTCCCTTGAACCGGTGGAAGACCAAGAGCATCGTGCCCTTGTGACATGGGCATGCTGGCGGATTGAACTCCGCCGCCTTGGCCGGCGAGATCGAACATCGGCGCCATGGACTGACGTCGGTTGTATAGCGCACGATTAAACTGGCCGTCGGCGTGAGAGTACTGCGTGAATAGCTCTTTGGCTTTGCCCCAATCGCCTGCTTGCACCGCTTGGCCCAGCCCAGAGCCCTGCCACTTGGTGCCGGCATTGTAGGTCAGGTCAGTTAGGGCCTGCTTGATAGGGTTGGGCGCGTGCGGCGCAAATGCCTCGACTGCCGCTGCACTCTTTCCCAGCTCGTCATGCAAACGCTGCTCTGCATCTTCACGTGAGATAGTCTTCTCACCCGGCTGAGCACGAGTGCCCCAGCCGATCGAGATTTGCTTGCCGTCCGGATATGCGTTGGGGTTGTAGCCCTCCTGTCCCTTCACAAACTTAACCAAAGCGTCGGGAGTGCCGTCGCCCTGGTATGGGACAGGCTGAGCACCACCACCCCCGCCGCCTCCACCCGCATTGGACGTCGCCCCATTGCTGCCGCCGCCGCTGGCTTGTGGAGCTGGACCTTGCGTTACCTCTTCACCGCCCCCAACATCGCCACCAAACACGTTGCCCACGGCCGCCGCCGCGGCACCGGATTGGTTGCCCTGCGATTGCTGCATCAAGCGGTTGAGTTGGATTTGATCGGCAGCTGTGTTGAGAATGCCGGAAGCCACCTGCGTCCATGAGCGGATTGGCGGTTGCTCTCCACCCCTCGAGCCGCCACCGCTATCCTTCTCCAAAAGCTTCTTCAAATACTCGTTCTGCAGCGTCTGCGGGTTCACGCCAAACGGCTGAAGCCCGGCAGTGTTGATTCTCGGGTCTTGGCCGCCCCCAAAGGACGGAACCGGTGAGAACATCCCATTATCAGGCATGCCAATCACCTCGCAGCATGCGCATGCCGCCGACATGTGCGGTCATCCAGACCGGCACCTCGTCCAGCATCGGGCCGAAATGCCAATCGTCGCTGGTCTTGTAGCGATAGATGTAGACCGGCACGCCGCTCTTGGTACCGATCCGCATGATGTCTCGCTTGAGGCGGCGATCGGACGGAAGCGGGTTCGCCTTCACGGCTGCCGACCCGATTCCCATAAGCCCCTGTAGCATCGCGGCCTGCTGGGCCATCTGAGCCTGATAGTTCTGCTCCAATCCCTGCTGCGCGGTGGCATTCGCCCCGATTACGTTTGGCGCCTCGTAAGACGGTGCCTGCCCTGTCTCCGGAGCCCCGACGTTGCCGGGGACGTTCTCACCCATGAGCGTTCCGGCCACCTGCAGAGGTGTCAGGTAGTTCGTCTGTGCCTGCTGGAATGCCGACGGTTCGGCCTGTGCCAGGAAGCCGGTCACAGCCTGGTTCTGGTTGGCCGCATTCTCCATCATCTGTTGGTTATAGGCGGGCGTGCCCGGCATAATGCCCTGGTTACGTAACTGAGTGTCTAACTGGCTGGTCTGCTGACTGAAGAAAGGCTGCAGATAGCTCGTTTCCTGCCCGAGCAGCTGCTGTGTCGCCCCGCCAGCCGCATCTGTCAGGTTTGTCGGCGTCGAATACTGGTCGAACGTGTTCGCCATCAGATTGGCGCCAGCGCCACCGGCCTCGCCCATTCCCTGCTGCTGCAGGTTCAACAGTTCCTGCTGCTGCGGGGTAAGCTGCTGGACGGCCGAATAGGTCGGCACGCCGTTAGGGCCAACACCGGTCTGGTAGTAGGTCAGCGAGCCGGTAGGCGTAATCTGGTTAACCTGCGATCCAGCCTGCGCGCTCTCGCCGCCCGCAAGGTTAGCCGCAAACTGGCCAGCGCTTACGCCTGACGGATCGGCGACAGGAGGGGGACTCGGGGAACCACCCATATTAGGCTCCTGCCGTTGTGGGGTTCTGCGCACCCAGCACAGCCAAGATCGACTGCAGAGAGTTCGGTTGCATCGCGTTGACCTGCCCCGTCGCCAGGGACTGCGGATTCATCTGAGAGCCCCCAGGACTGCCCCCTTGAGGCACTGTCGGCGGTATTGGCGGGTTAGGCGCTGCCGGTGGCGTAAAGCCTGATGTGCCGCCAAAGCCGTTGGGGAAGCCGCCTACATCAGGCCCGGCAGTAGCGCCCGCAAACTGCCCCGGCTGCGCGCCCGCAAACTGCCCCGCTGGCGGCGTGATCCAAGGATACTTGGCCGCAATCGTCTGCTCGTTCTGCTCGGCGCCCTGGGCGTTGTATGGCCCATTGAAAACGCTCGGCATGAACGGCGCGAGTGCGCCGAGGTTAAACGGAATCACGCCTCCTCCACCGCTACTACCGCCCATTACAAAGCTCCCTTGCCGGCAAGTCGGACTAGGCCGTCGCGAAAGATCACCAACCGCTGCGCGTCCTTGCCGATGCCGTAGAAATCCCTCTCGATGCCCTCTTCGACAAAGCCAAGCTTTTTCATCCCGCGGGCAACGAGTTCGCTGGCGCACCGCAGCGTCCCGCGAGTGGCATTGAATTTCTTCAAGGCTATGGTGGCGAGAATCCTGGCTATGCCCAGTGTGGCCGTGCGTGGCCCGTAGTAATTGAGCTCTATGTTGCAGCCGTTCCACCAATAGAATAGCGCGGCGCCGACAAGCTGGTTGTCGTTCTGCGTGTCGATAATGCCAATAGCCATCTCCACCGGCATCGGAAAGAGGTCAAACTCTTTCCAGCACCAGTTGGCGACCATATCGTCATGGCCGAATAGGACGGCGTGTCTAGGCACTTTGTGTCCCCAAAAGCTGTGCAAGGATGGACTGGTTTATCTGCCCGGGCTGGCCGTAGTTTGGAGGCTGCATGCCGCCCATTTGGTCGGGCCAAATCCATGGCTGCGATGTCTGAGCGCTCATAGGAGCCGCCGGCGCGACTGTTGTTTGCGTCGTGCCTGCACCTGTCGGTGGCGGCGACGACAACATATTGCCGCCCGTAGTCGTGCCTTGGCCCAACGACTGCAGGGATTGATTGGGAGGATTTTGAGCAGAGCCGCCCATCAGATGTGACCTTGAATGGTCATATGAACCCTCCCTTTCGCACCAGCGCATTGAAAGCCATAATCTGAAGGGTCGTCGGCGTGGTGCCGAATCCGTCAAACACCATTGTGTCGAAGACACCAGTATCAAAGACAGACGTTCCGCCAGGTCCGCTGGGAACTGTGTTGACCTTCATCCGGACCGCGAGTGCATGGCCTTCGCCGATGGCGTCCTGCCATAGGTCCTGCGTCTGGAAGCCGCTTGCATAGAAGCTGGCATCCCAGAGCGAAACGTCATACAGCGCGCCTGCCGGCATTGGGCTGGTAACCAGCGCGGCCGGTGAGACACTGCCGAAATCCACATCAATTGAAATCGTGGGCGTGATGGTGCCGCTGGTGATCATGAGCGGCTGCACCATCAGGATTTCCTTGAGCCGGCCAGGGTCGCCGAAGTAGTTGAACGCACATTGCATGTCAGCGACGATCGGCGAAACAAGGTCAGCCGGCCCGGAATAGGCAAGGTTCACGTTGCCGCTGTTGTCGCCAAAGAACAGCTGGTCATTCATCAGGGCGAAACAGTTAGCGTTCCAACCGACGAACCTGCACCATGCGCCGGTCACAGCGTTCTGAACGAACTGCACCTGAGAGGCATTTGTTTCGGTCGGCACGTTGACGATAAATAGGCCCTGCGCTGGATAGTGCGAAATCTCCCAACCAAAGTTGGTCTGGCCCTGCGCAGCTGCAATCAGCATTGCGTTCTGAATTTTGTTCGTCAGCGCAACACCTCGAACGGCATCCGAATCTGCAGGCAACGCCAGAGAAAAGGGAATCACCCCCTGCAGCGTTATCACCGCAAGATCGGCCCCATAGTCCATCAAGCATCTGGCGCCGAGCGGAGGCGGTAGCTGGAAGACGCCCACCAGCGAGAAGGCATTGGCATTGGTTGGATCGGTGCCCTTGTAGACTACGGACTCGCCGCGCGAGGTAATGAATATGATTAGGTCGTCTGGCCCGTTACCACCATCGACAGTGATCGAGCCGATGGCAACAAGCTCGCCACCCTTCGTGCACAACGCCCCGACGTCCACCGAACCAGCAAGCGCTCCCTGGATAGCATCCGTTCCAAGATACCAGGCGACCAATGTGCCGCCCTGGACGAAGAATATGCGCCGCTTCCATACCGCGATATTGGAGAAGGTCGAAGGGCTTGGACCTCCGGTAATGCTTGGCTGTGTCCATGCCGTCCCCTGGAAGTAGCGCGGGGCATCTTGGCCGTTCACTATGTAGAGGTAGTTTGGCTCTGCAGTGGGCGTGCCTGTGGCCGGCGTGAAATTCACATATTGCCAGCGATTATTGGAAATGCCGGTTTGGGCAGTCGTCGGAACGCCTTCGGTCGTGACCTCGAAGATGGAGCCGGAGCACGCGGCAAACAGACGGTCTGTCGTGCCCGCCGCACGGTAAGCCATCAGGCTTTCGACCGGACCCGACGCTAGACCCTGAATCCATGCGCTATAGCCCGGGCGCAGCTCCACATAGCCCGTGCGCGGTATCCAGTTGTCGAGCACCGGGGCATATTTCGGGTCCATGAGCGCCAGCGGGTCGATAGCATTCCAGCCACCAACGGGCGCGGGCACCGGATAGTTGTTGGTGTCCTCGACCGATACCGGCCTGGTCTGCATCTGCTGGGGTTTGATGTGGCGCATTTATTTCACCGTATGCTTCCACACCGTGGCCTCGCAAAAGCCTGTTCGCTTAGAGATTTCGTTGAGGGTTAATCCCTCTCCTCTAAGCTTGCGCATCAGATTTCCATCCGGGCGGCGACGGTCAGCAATGTGCTTGGAGTGCTCGCGGCCAGCTTTAATATCCGCAATACACTCTCTGACTCGCTTCTCAGCGTCTTCTAAGGTCAAAAATCCACCAAGAGCGATCTTAATCGTTGTGATCGACTTACTTTCCCCGCGAGAAGGGGATCGAACTACATAAAACCTACCATCTCGCCTATCCTGTGTTACGGAAATTCCATATCCATATTTTCCAGTCCCGTAAGACCTGGAAATAATTCGACCGCGTCGCTTTTTCTGATTTTCAGCGTGCGTTACCTCCTTGAGGTTTGATGGTGAGTTGTTCATCGCGTCGTCGTCGATATGGTCGATCTGATAACCCTCCAACGGCCAGCGACCATGCTTCAGTAACCACACTAGATGCGAGTGCGGAACCGAAACAACCGACCCATTCCATCCGATATCGAGGTG